GCAACTGGCTCGCGCCGGGAAAATGACCTCACCCCTTAACCACGGAGTTAACCGGATGAGTGATTTTCATCACGGCGTGCAGATCGTCGAAATCAACGACGGCACACGCGTCATTTCCACTGTATCAACGGCAGTCATCGGCATGGTCTGTACGGCCAGCGACGCCGACGGCGCTACCTTTCCACTAAACGAGCCGGTACTGATTACCAGCGTGCAAAGCGCTATCGGTAAGGCCGGTAAAAAAGGCACCCTGGCGAAATCTCTCCAGGCTATTGCAGACCAGAGCAAGCCGGTCATTGTTGTGGTACGCGTTGCCGAAGGCACCGGAGACGATGAGGAGGACGCGCTCGCGCAGACGGTCTCCAATATCATTGGCACCACTGACGCGGATGGCAAATACACCGGTCTGAAAGCGCTGCTGACTGCCGAAGCCGTAACGGGCGTTAAGCCGCGCATTATCGGCGTGCCGGGGCTGGACAGTCTTGAGGTGGCGACAGCCATCGCGTCGGTGTGCCAGAAGCTGCGCGCATTCGGCTACGTTAGCGCGTGGGACTGTAAGACCCTTTCAGACGCCATCAACTACCGGGAGAATTTCGGGCAGCGCGAGCTGATGGTCATCTGGCCTGACTTTATCGCATGGGACACTAATGCGAATACCAGCGCCAAAGCATGGGCGACGGCGCGGGCGCTGGGCCTACGCGCCAAAATCGACCAGGAGACTGGCTGGCATAAGACGCTCTCAAACGTCGCCGTTAACGGCGTGACGGGCATCAGCGCCTCAGTGTTCTGGGATTTGCAGGAGCCTGGCACCGATGCCGACCTGCTCAACGAGGCGGGCGTGACCACGCTTATCCGAAACGACGGTTTTAAGTTCTGGGGCAACCGTACCTGTTCTGACGATCCGCTATTCCTGTTTGAAAACTACACCCGTACGGCGCAGGTACTCGCCGACACGATGGCCGCCGCGCACGCCTGGGCAATGGACAGGCCAATCACACCGACGCTGATACGCGACATCGTGGACGGCATTAACGCCAAATTCCGCGAACTCAAAACCGCAGGCTACATCGTTGATGGCACCTGCTGGTTTGATGAGGAGTCTAACGACGCGGCAACCCTCAAGGCCGGGAAGCTGTTTATCGATTACGACTACACCCCGGTTCCCCCACTGGAAAACCTGACGCTGCGCCAGCGTATTACCGACAAATATCTGGCGGATCTGGTTTCCTCGGTCAACAGCAATTAAGGAGCGCCCGATAAATGGCAATGCCGCGCAAGCTTAAATTTATGAACGTGTTCCTTGATGGCTACAGCTATCAGGGGGTCGCAAAATCTATCACGCTGCCAAAACTCACCCGCAAGCTGGAGAACTATCGCGGGGCAGGCATGAACGGCGTCGCACCGGTTGATCTCGGTCTGGATGATGATGCGCTGTCAATGGAGTGGTCGCTCGGCGGCTTCCCGGATGATGTTATCTGGAGCCTGTACGCCGCAACCGGGATTGACGCCGTGCCGATCCGTTTCGCTGGCTCCTACCAGCGTGACGACTCCGGCGAGACGGTGGCCGTTGAGGTGGTTATGCGCGGGCGTCAGAAAGAGATCGACACCGGCGAGGCCAAACAGGGTGAAGACACCGAAGCAAAAATCTCAGTTGTCTGCACCTATTTCCGCCTGACGATGGACGGAAACGAGCTGATTGAGATCGACACCATCAACATGGTCGAGAAGGTGAACGGCGTGGATAAGCTGGAGCAGCACCGCCGCAACGTCGGCCTGTAATTCATTCCGGCCAGCAAGCCTGGCCGGTAACCCTCTTTTAAATTAATAAGCGAGAAAATCATGAGCAAAGAAAACGTTGTTACCCTGGAAAAAACTATCAAGCGTGGTGAGCAGGAAATTTCCGAAGTGACCCTGATTAAGCCGACGGCTGGCACGCTGCGCGGTGTCGGACTGGCTGCGGTGGCAAGCTCTGAGGTTGATGCCCTGATTAAGGTGCTGCCGCGTATGACGGCACCGAATCTGACCGAATCGGAAATTGCCGCGCTGGAGCTGCCGGACTTTGTGGCACTGGCCGGAAAAGTGGTTGGTTTTTTGTCGCCGAGTTCGGCGCAGTAGATTTCCCGAAAAAACTATCGGTTGACGATCTGATGGCGGATATCGCAGTGATTTTTCACTGGCCGCCATCGGAGCTTGATCCCCTGAGCCTGACCGAGCTTTTCACATGGCGCGAGAAGGCGCTTCAGCGAAGCGGAAACACGAATGAGTGATCTGAAACTTCAGGTTCTGCTGAAAGCCGTAGACCAGGCGACCCGCCCGTTTAAATCCATCCAGGCAGCGAGTAAATCGCTGTCTGCGGATATTCGCACAACGCAGCAGACCCTGCGGGACATGAACGGGCAGATATCAAAAATTGAAGCCTTCCGCAAAGCCAGCGCGCAGCTGGCTGTTACCGAGCATGCGCTGAAAAAGGCGCGTGATGAAGCGGAAGCACTGGCAGAGCAGTTTAAAAAAACTGAAAAGCCCACAGCCGTCCAAGCCAGAGTACTGGAATCAGCAAAGCGTGCAGCAGAAACTCTGCAAACCAAATATAACAGCCTTACCTATTCTGTTAAGCGCCAGCAAACGGAGCTGGGAAAGGCCGGGATTAATACCCGTAATCTGGCAAATGACGAGAGACGGCTTAATTTATCCATTGGCGAGACAACGGCCCAGCTTGACCGGCAGCGCCAGGCGTTGGCGCGTGTTAGTGCGCAGCAGGCAAAACTAAGCGCAGTTAAGGCACGCTACGAGAAAGGCAAGGAGATTGCCGGGACGGCGGGCGCGGTGGGCGCTGCCGGTGTAGGTATGGCAACTGCTGGCACCATGACCAGCGTTGCGCTACTGCGTCCAGGCTATGAGTTTGCACAAAAAAACTCTGAGTTGCAGGCTGTCTTGGGGGTAGCAAAAGACTCCGCAGAAATGAAGGCGCTGCGCGGGCAGGCGCGCCAGCTCGGCGACAATACTGCCGCCTCAGCCGATGATGCAGCCGCAGCGCAAATTATCATAGCCAAATCAGGTGGGGATAAGGATGCAATCCTGTCGGCTACGCCTGCCACGTTGAATATGTCACTGGCGAACCGTCGGACGATGGAGGAGAACGCCGCTCTGCTGATGGGCATGAAATCTGCTTTTCAGCTAACCAATGATCGAGTAACACATATCAGCGATGTGTTATCGATGGTAATGAACAAAACCGCCACTGATTTTGACGGCTTAAACGACTCACTGACTTATGCCGCCCCCGTTGCCAAAAATGCAGGGATAACGATAGAGCAAGCGGCTGCAATGGTGGGCGCGCTTCATGATGCCAAAATTACTGGCTCGATGGCCGGTACTGGTAGCCGTGCTGTAATTACCCGATTGCAGGCTCCTACAGGAGAGGCATTTTCTGCGCTTAAGGAGCTGAAGGTCACAACTGCGGATAGCAAAGGCAATTTCAGGCCTATCTTTACCATCCTGAAAGAAATGCAGGCCAGTTTTACTAAAAACAAGCTCGGAACAGCGCAGCAGGCCGAATATATGAAGGTGATATTCGGAGAAGAGGCCAGTTCGTCGGCAGCGGTACTGATGCAGGCGGCGACCGGCGGCAAACTCGACGCGCTAACTGCTGCGTTTAAGGCTTCTGACGGGAAAACAGAAGAGCTTGTTAAGGTTATGCAGGATAACCTCGGGGGTGACTTCAAGGAGTTCCAGTCAGCTTACGAGGCGGTGGGTACTGACCTTTTTGATCAGCAAGACTCGTCAATCCGCAGGCTGACGCAAACCGCGACAAACTGTGTCCTGAAACTGGATTCATGGATCACGCGTAACAAGGGGCTGGCGCAGTCGCTTGGCACTTTCGCTGCTGTGACTCTTGGTGTTATCGGCTTGGTTGGTGCTATCGGCCTGGTCGCTTGGCCGGTAATAGCCGGGATGAATGCGGTGATTGCTGTAGCTGGGGCTATGGGAGCGGTATTTACCACTATCGGCGGGGCCATCATGACCGCTATTGGTGCAGTCACTTGGCCGATTGTGGCAGTGGTGGCAGCTATTGTCGCCGGGGCATTGTTAATCCGTAAATACTGGGAGCCTATCAGCGCATTTTTTGGCGGTGTAGTCGAAGGGCTGCGCTCGGCATTCGCGCCGGTGGGAGAGCTGTTTACGCCGGTTAAGCCTATGTTCGATTGGCTGGGCGAGAAACTTAAGGCCGCCTGGCAGTGGTTTACCGATCTCATCGCCCCGGTCAAGGCAACCCAGGACACGCTGAATAGCTGCCGGGATGTCGGCGTGACCTTTGGGAAGGCGCTGGCGGATGCGCTGCTGATGCCGCTCCAGGCATTCAATAAACTGCGCAGCGGGATTGACTGGGTACTGGAAAAGCTCGGGATTATCAATAAGGAGTCGAGCACGCTGGATCAGACGGCTGCACGTGCCAGCGCGGCGGCTAACGGGGGTTTAGTGCTGGGAGTCAGTGCGGCAGGTATGCCGCAACAGCCCGCTACTGTGTTGCAGTCTGCCGCCATGCCGCAACCAGTAGTTATGCCGCAGCCAAATCTTATGGTGCAACACGTAAACGTAGCGCCGCCGGTTATCGTGCCACCGCCCGCCGTAGTAAGGGCTGGAAGTGACGTACCGCTGTCAACAAAAGCGGCCACTCAAAATCAGGCACCTCTAGAGGCCGGGACGAGCTATAAGTCACCTGTTAGCCAGTCGCAGCCGGTAGGGTACGCCCCAGCAAACCAGGCGGGTGGATATCAGGCTTATCGACCGGTGAGTGCACCGGCAGGGCGGACGTATATCGATCAGAGCAAAAGCGATTATCACATTACACTGCCAGGCGGCACCGCACCGGGAGGACAGCTTGAGCAACAGCTGCAAGATGCGCTCGAAAAATACGAGCGTGATAAGCGCGCCCGCGCCCGATCCAGCATGGCGCATGATGAATAAGGAGGATATTCAGAATGATGTTAGCGCTTGGTATGTTTGTCTTTATGCGACAGACGCTGCCATATCAGAACTGGCAGCGAAACACGGATTATCGATGGCCTTCTAACAGCCGCGTAGGTCAGCGAGCTGCATATCAGTTTCTCGGGCCGGATGAGGAAAGCATCAGTCTCGGCGGTGTGCTTTACCCGGAACTGACAGGCGGGAAGGTGTCCTTGACCACGCTCAGGCTGATGGCTGATGAGGGTAAAGCCTGGTCGCTGATTGACGGAGCCGGTACGATTTACGGCATGTTCGTTATCAACAGTGTCAGCGATACCGGGTCAGAATTTTTTTCTGATGGCACTGCGCGGAAAATTGATTTTACCGTCAGGCTGACCCGCGTCGACGAGTCGCTTTCTGATGCGTATGGCGATATCGGAAAGCAGGCGCAGGATCTGGTTGGGAAGGCGGGGGATATGGCTGCAAAAATTTCCACCAATGTGACGGGATTGTTTTCATGATTAGTGCACTGACAGCAAGCGCCGGGGCAATTATGACCCCGGCATTTCTGGTGCAGGTGAGCGGGAAAGATGTCACGGCCAACATTAGCGAGCGCCTGCTTAGTCTGACAATGACCGATAACCGTGGGTTTGAAGCCGACCAGCTCGACATTGAACTCGACGACAGTGACGGCAAACTTGATCTACCTCTGCGCGGAGCCGAGCTAACGCTCTTTCTGGGCTGGAAAGGGTCGGCCCTGGTGGGAAAAGGCAAATTTACTGTTGATGAAGTAGAACACCGGGGCGCGCCGGACACATTGACGATCAGGGCGCGCAGTGCGGATTTTCGCGGCAGTCTGAACTCACGGCGGGAACTGTCATATCATGACACCACTCTGGGCGCGGTTGTGGAAGTGATAGCTACACGTAACAAGCTAACGGCCAGCGTTGCCCCATCGCTGGCAGGGATTAAGCTACCGCACATCGATCAGGCCCAGGAGTCTGATGCCAAATTCCTGACCCGGCTCGCTGACAGGAACGGCGGAGAGGTGTCGATTAAGGCAGGAAAGCTGCTTTTTCTGAAGGCCGGTTCAGGCGTGACGGCCAGCGGCAGGCCAATTCCGCAGGTGACTATTACCCGTAGCGACGGCGACAGGCATCAGTTTGCTATTGCTGACCGGGGAGCATACACGGGGGTAACCGCACGCTGGCTGCATACCAAAGACCCGAAGCCGCAGAAGGTAAAGGTAAAGCGCAAGCCGAAAATAAAACATCTTCGTGCCCTGGAGCATCCGAAAGCTAAGAAGTTGGCCGTTAAAAAAACGAAAACACCGGAGGCAAGAGAGGGCGAGTATATGGCAGGTGAGGCGGATAATGTTTTTGTGCTTACCACGACATACGCGACGAAAGCCCAGGCGACGCGGGCGGCGCAAGCTAAATGGGACAAGTTGCAGCGCGGAGTTGCTGAGTTTTCTATCAGCCTGGCGCATGGCCGCGCTGATCTTTATCCAGAGACACCGGTTAAAGTCAGCGGATTCAAGCGGGTGATTGACGAGCAAGCCTGGACCATTACAAAGGTGACTCACATGTTAAGCAACAATGGCTATACAACAGGACTTGAACTGGAGGTCAAACTCTCTGATGTAGAATATGAAACTGACGAAGGTGAATAAACTACGTTATCAATGCGTGCCGCAGCAGAACGACAAAACCCGGTAAGGCCGGGTTTTTTTTACAGGATTATTTGCCGGTGACTGAGAGGAGGTGTGTTT